ATTAATCTAAAATACAAGGGGGCAGCCGCAAACTGCCTCCTTTTTTATGTCCGCTATATTTTAGTTATTTTTGTAAAAATAATGGCATAATGCAAATAGTAAGAGATATAACGATAATTTCAGAAGAGGTAACTAACCCTATTACATTAGCTGAGGCTAAGAACTATTTAAGAGTAGACTTTAGTGAAGATGATGCTTTGATTGAAGCTTTAATTACATCTGCAAGAGTTAGACTTGAGCAATATGCAGGTATTGCAATGACTGAAAGAACTTTGCAAGTTGTAGCTTATGTAGATGAGTTGATAGAGCTACCTTATGCTCCTATAACTAACATCCTTAGTGTAGAGTATTTTTCTGCTAATACATGGGTAGCAATTGAAGATGGTGCTTACGAGGTAATTGGGACAACTGTTAGAAAGGTATTTACAAGAGATTATCCTGGCATGGAATATAGGTTTACATATAACTGTGGTTATGACTGTGTGCCTAGCACTCTAAAGACTGCCACTTTAAAGCTAGTTTCAGACCTATACGAGTACAGAGAATCATCAGTTGAGGCTAGTAGACCATCTCCTAATTTAACGACCGCATACGAGCTTATGAAGCCGTTTAAACGCATAAACATATTCTTATAATGATAGGTAGAATGCAAAATAGGATTACTTTTAAAAGTAAGACAAGCGTATCTGATAGTGCAGGTGGTTTTGTTAACACACTTGTTGACTATTATACTTGTTGGGCTGAGATGGTATCCGATTCTAATACAAGAACTAACATTGCAGGGACTGATGGTTTTGCAACAGATATTACATTTAGAATAAGATATACTACATCTAAGGTCTTTGATAAGAAGTTGGTAATCAGCTTCCAAAGTAGATTATACATGATAAACTCTATCATAAATCAAGAAGATCGTAATAAGTATTTATTAATAGGTTGTTCAACACTTAAATAATGGCTACATTCACAGTAGATACTAAAGCTTTAAATGCAATTCAAAACAAGTTTAAGCAATCAGCTGAGTTGTACAAAGCTTACGCTATAAAAGAAGTTGACAAGGCTGTAAAGGCTATGGAGGTAGAAGCTAGAGCTAAAGCAGGTAACTTACCTAGACTAAAATCTAACGCTAAAAAACCATATACAAGAACAGGCAATTTATCAAGAAGTATAGCATCAACGCCTTATCAAAATGGATATGCCTTATTCTCAATGGGTAGCAAAACAGTAAATTATGCTCCTTATGTAGAATTTGGTACAGGTAAAGGATTCAGAATACCAAGATATAAATTTAGCACTAGAAAGCCATTAGATAAATTAGCATCTGAATTTACAGGATCAGAATTAAGAAATTACAATATGAAGTATAGACCGTTCTTTTTCAATACGTTTGATGAGAAATATGCAACATTGATAAAAAGATTAAAAAGCTTTAAAGTAAGCTAATAGCATATAAATATATTTCATTAAATTTGTACAAAATCAATACCATGACAATTACATTAAACGAAGAGCAGGTAAAACAATTAGACGCATTCATTCAAGATATGCCTACTAGATTTGGTTTACCTTTAACCCAGTTCTTATCAAAACTTGCTCAAGAGCAAAATCCTGAGGAAGTAAAAGAAGAAACGGAAGCTTAATGAAAGATTGCGGATACGCTATACGAAAGGCTTATGTAGATAAGTTAGCATCTCAAAGTTACTCTTTGGGTGTTTACGATACTATTGCACCTGATACTGTAGAGCCTCCGTTCTTACTTATAAGCAGCCAAACATCTTTGGAAAATAGCGACAAACAGAGTTATAACTTTGATGTTACTATTCAATTTGATGTTGTGTATAGAACCTTTAAGTCAGGTGAAGTAGGGCAGAAATCGGTAGACCAGTGGGCTAACGAATTGTTAGTGATCATAGGCGTTAATGTGCCAGATTACCCAAGTGCTTCTCCTGACTTTAAAATAGTTACTCGTAAGATGACAAGCAATATTGCTACCTTTGACTATGTAGATGAAGCTTATGTATTTAGAAGAGTAATTACAATGGAACATTTTGTAACTCAAATATTATAAAAAATTAAAATAAAATAAAATGCCAACAACAGGAATTTTTAATGGTACAAACCTAGTAGTTCTAGTAGGAACTGAAGTTGTAGCTCACTCTACATCTTGCTCTTTATCAGTAAGTGTTGACTTACCAGATGCAACAACTAAATCAAGCAATGGATGGGCTGATCAAATTGGTGGTTTAAAGTCTTGGTCTTTAACTACAGATGGTCTTGCAACAGTTGAGCCAACTGGAGCTAACTTTGTTGTAGGGGATATTTTTACACAATTAGCTAGTAGAACAGCTGTTACAGTTAAGTTTACAACTGTTTCAACAGGTAGTACTGTTGTTCCAGGTGACTTAGTTTGGTCTGGTCTTGCTTTTATCGAAAGTTTAGATGTTACTGCTGATATGGAATCTCCAGCAACATATTCAGTTTCATTTACAGGAACAGGAGCATTAACACAGGCTCCTAACCCATAACAACACCAAAAACACCAAAATATGAGAGGACATTTTGAACTATCCCTAAGCGATGGGACTAAGATACCTATGAGGTTTTGTACATGGTCTTTAAAAAGATTCTGTCAGCTACAAGGTATAGGACCATCAGATATATCAGAAGCATTGTCAGGTAATCAATCTTTAGATGCGATTACTAACTTGCTTAAATCAGCAGCAGAATATCCATTGTATAGTCAAGGGATAACTCCAAGCTTTACAGACATCGAAGTATGTGACTGGATTGATGATATGGGTGGATTGGGAAGTAAGAAGTTTCAAGATGTTATGGCTGCTCTTGCTGAAAGTATGAATAGTGGTGTTGAACAACCTACTAATAAGAAAGCTGCAAAAGACGCTGTAAAAAAAAATTAGAGTGGATTGATATTGAAAGATATACAATGGGGGAGTGCCAAGTGCTTCCCCATTTGTTTTGGGATATGACGATGGCTGAGTTAGATTTTGTATGGTATGGTTACCGTCATAAAGAAGAACAAGAATGGTTAAGAGCAAGATGGCAAACTTCTATTTTGTTAAACATACAATTACCAAAAGGTAAAAAGATAAAGCCAAATGAGCTTTTGCCACTTGACTGTGATAATCGTAACTTTGTAAAACAGAGGGTAATGACACCTGAGGAACTTAAAGAGGTCTTAAAAAAATACGATAATATAAAGAAATAGGATAATGGCAGATAATCAAGTAGACTTAAAACTAAACCTCGATTTTCAAGGGGTTAATGATGCGTTATATCAAATGATTGGTCAGTTTAATGGTACTGATAAAGAGTTTCAAAAAATTGCTAATAACATTCAAAAGAACGCTAAAAATCTAGAGGCTGCTATTAAGTTATTTGGTCCTGCATCACAACAAGCAGGAGCTGCTGCTAATAAACTTCAAAAAGACTTTCAGTCTTTAGTTGCAAATGGAATAGACCCAGCTAGTGCTAGTTTTAAGAAGATGACTGCATCAATGCCTACATCTGCTGGTTTAGATGCAACTACTGGGTCATTACGAAAAAATAATATACAATGGACTAACCTTGCGTTAGTTATACAGGATTTGCCATTTGGATTTAGAGGTATTCAAAATAACCTTCCTGCCGTTGCTGGTGGGTTTGCTAAAATGACTGGTCCTATATATTTAGGTATATCTGCTCTTATAGCTGTTATTACAGCTTGGGATATGGGTATGTTTAAAGCCAAGAAAACAACCGATGATTTAAAGAAGTCACAAGAAGATTTTAACAAAGCATTAGCAGATTCTAAAAATGATTATTATGCTAATGACTTATTGCTAACAAATTATGTTAAAATTGCTAGGGATGCAAATTCTACAGACTTACAAAGAAAGAATGCTATATCTGAAGTAAATAAAGTACTTAAAGATTATGGTATAAGGTTAGATGAGAATACTATAAAAACAGGAAAATCAGAAGAGGCAATTAAGAAAGTTACAGAAGCAATGCTTAACCAAGCACTTATTGCTGCATATAAAGATGATTATGTTCAACAAGCTAAATTATTAGATCAAGAAAAAGAATTAGCTGGACAAGCTAAAAATACAGCCAAAACCGCTGAAACAACTTCTAAAAAAGGTGTATTAGGATATGCTGCATTAAGTAGAGAGATAGATGTTACTGCATTGGCTACAAAATCATATAATAATGAAGCTGAATCACAATGGCTAAAACAAGAGCAAAAGGTATTAGATGTAGCAGGTGGTGTTGAAAAAATAAAGAAGAAAATACTTGAATTACAAAAGACTGCTGTAGCAGGATTATTGCCTGGTACTGGTGGCGGAAAAGACAAACCTGAACCTAAAGATAGTTATGCAAAAGATTTTCTTAAAGCTTTAGAAGAAGAACAAAGATTATTTAAAGATAATTTAGATAATCAGTTGGCTTATGCAGAGGGCAATGATTTAAAAAAGGTACAACTACTTCAGAAAGCAATGGCTGATTTAGTAGCTTGGTACAATCAAGGGATTATTGAAGAGTCCTTTTATCAAAATACTATAGCTGACTTATATAAACAAACGTACAACTTAAAAGAAGATTTACTAAAAAAAGAATTAGACAAAGAAATTCAAATTGGTAAGTTAATAATACAAAATAGAGAAAATATCGCAGATGCCATTGATAGGATAAATCAAAACATGACTTCTGCTGAAATTAAAAAAATACAAGATGCTTTAAAGGTAAGATTAAGATTAGATAGAAATAATATTAATCTACAAATAAAAGATTACAAAGATGCCTTAAAGAAATTACAAGAAGAAAAAGCTAAGTTAGAATTACTTGGATTACCTACGCAAGTTGCAGCAGTAGACAAGGAAATAGATGAAATGAACAACAAGATAGAATCTTTGGGTGATACATTTCAAGCTACTGCTCAAGGAATAAGTGGTATTATATCAGGATTTTTAGCTGATTCATTTACAACTTTAGGCGAAAATATAGGTAACGCATTAAGTGGTGGCGAAGTAAAGCCTCTTGAACATTTCCAAAAGTTACTTGCTGACGCTTTAATTAATATTGGTAAAATGTTAATACAATATGGAACATTATTACAAATTGCTTTTGCCTCACCTGACCCTTTTGTAGCTATTGCTGCTGGTGTTGGAGCTGTTGCTTTAGGTACTATAATTAAAAATAGACTTAAGCAATCTGCTGTTGATCCTACAGCATTTGCTAATGGTGGTATTGTATCAGGACCAACTATGGGTCTTATGGGTGAATATCCTGGTGCACAAAATAATCCTGAGGTTATAGCACCTTTAGATAAATTGAAAGATTTGATTGGTGGTGGTGGAAATGGTCAGTTTGTATTAAGAGGACAAGACTTAGTTTTGGCTATGCAAAGGTCTAATTCATCATTAAATATTAGAAGAGGGTAATGGCATACGCAGTAAAATATATAATAAATACAGCTAGTAAAAGCAACGTTAATAGCACAGTTTATCTTTACGAAGATGGATATGTTGGAAGCACTATAGAATATCAAGCTACA